TCGTTGGCCCACAGGACAACGGAAAGCTGGTTACGTCTGAGGACTGGCAAGCTCCGTCGAACCCGAAAGAGTACGACGACCTGTTCAAATGCAGCAACGTGGATGGTCTTATCGCTCGCGGTTTGACTATCCCCGCCAGCCGCGAGGATTCGATTGATTGCGTGCGCGGTAGCAATTACCTGATTCAGTCCTGCACGATTCAAGGGTCAACGACGGTAAAAGGGGCCATTGAGGGATTTGAACTCAATAACTGCGTCATTTCGGGCACCGTCGAGTTGGGGCAGTACGACAACTACTGGACGCGAAACCGCGCTCCGACGCGCAACGTTAGACTCGTCAACTGCTGCTCACCAGATGGCTCGCCAATTAGGGTGAAGCTCTGGGACGCCGAGATGCCTGTGGTGCAGAATACCAATGTAAAAATCACCAAGATACCAAAGTGGGTTTGGTTGCCTTACTTTTTGTTCCGCCGTTTGACGAATCCGAAATCAGTATAAGCCATGCTCGATCTTATCACAAATGCTCTCGGTGGCGGTGCGCTCGGTGTCTTGCTCCGCATCGGAAACGGCTTTTTCGACAACTACAAGTCGGCCCAAGAGCACAAGCGTAAGCTAGAGGAGGCACGAGTCATGGCTGAGATTGCCAGCGACAAGGCGAAATGGGATGCGTTCACGGCTAGTCAGCAAGCGGCCACGCCTCCGGCCAACACCTCGGACTGGGCGGCCAATTTGATCACGCTGTTTCGCCCGTTCATCACGCTGCTCCTTTTGATTCTGGTAACGATTGTTTTCTTTCGAGTCACGGCATCCGAGCAAGCTGAGATGATCGACGAAATTCAATTCTGTGCATTTAATTGTGTGGGGTGGTGGTTTGGCGATAGGATGACCCGCAAGAAATGAGCACCGAACCCAAAGACTTTGTCGAGGTTGCGCGCCTCTGGAAAGAAACCGGATGGCTCACCGCCGTCATCGGTGGCGCAGGAATGACTGCGCGTTTGCTGGCGAATCCGATTAAAGGCGACGTCTGGGAATCCATTCGGCGCATCGTGATGGCCGCAATCGTCAGCTCAATCGCGTGGTTCGTCGTCGAGCAAATCGAGGTCAGCTCATTCGTGAAGGCGATAACCTACGGCGTTGCGGGCGTCATCTCACCTGAGATTATTGACGGGCTAACAACTCTGGCGAAACGGTATTCCAAGAATCCGAGCAAGCTCTTGAAGAAATGAACCCGAAGCTGATCACCGCTGCGCTGGCCGCAACCGTCGTCTGCTTTTCGGGCGTCGGAGTGATGACGGTGCAAAAAGTTTCGGAGAACATTGCGGCGAGTGACCGAGAGTTTTCGCTGACGAGCAATGTGCTGAGTCCGCTTTTCGACATTTACGGATTGGCGATTGTGGACGGTCAGGCGAAGGCGAGCAAAGGACTGATCGACGGAAAAGAGTTTTGCGCTTCGCTAACCAAGTTGGAGAGCGAAGCCGAGCGACTGATCTCCGAGTTTGGTCAGCCTTCGGAACTCGTGGCCCAGCATAAACTCGTCAAAGCCTATTTAAAGAAAGCGCGCGAGGCGTGCGATAAGGGCGAAATCGAAACGCTGAACTCGCCGAGCATGACCGCAGAACTTTATGGCGTCATCGAGCCAATGACCGCGCTCATTAACAAGCTCTTGCTCGACAAGCTCACCGTCTCGCGCACGCACAAAGACGCCGCCGACTCGGCTTTGCTGACCTTTGAACGCTTCGCCAGCGTCGCGGCTGGGCTTGGCATCGTGTTTGCGGTCGCGCCTTGGATTGGCAAGCGTCCGAAGATCGTAAAGAAGCGAGCCAAGCGGTGAGCGATTTTGACGTCCGTCGCACTAGCGATGGAACAAGTCATCACATTCGCAGCCTCGACCGGAGCCATTGACACCGAAGCCGGCGTCATCCGTGGCGTCTCGCTGATCACCAAAGGCCCAGCTCTCGGCCACGGCGTCATGATTGACGACAAGACCTTGGAGCAAGTGAAGACTGCCGCCGAGCAATACGCTGGCGGACTCAAGGTGAAGCTCGATCACTCTGGCGGTGCGGGCGACATTGTTGGCTACATCGACGCGCTGCGTATCGACGGCGAAAAACTTCTCGGCGACTTGCACTTGCTGCAAAACTCTCCGCATCGCGCTTACATTTTAGAGATTGCACAACGGATTCCTGACACGTTCGGGCTTTCCATCGCGTTCTCTGGCCCGTCGGAAAAGTCATCCGACAAGCTAACCACTTTGCAACGGTGCTCTGAAATCTACTCGGTCGATCTTGTCAGCGAACCCGCTGCCAACCCGAGCGGATTTTTCGCGCGCAAACTGAAACAACTTCAGACCGGCGAAATTGAACAACCCGAAGCAAAAATCGAAATCGAACTTCCTATGAACGAAGAAATGAAAAAAGCCATCGAAGGCATGATTCAGTCTGCCATGATGGGCATGAATGATAAAATCGCTAAACTAGAATCCGCGCTTCCTCCCGTGGAGGACAAGCCTGCCGCTATGAGCGCGCAGAATGAAGTCGTGCAACTCGCTGCGAACACCGCCGCGCTCGCTGCCGTCAAAGAATTTGCCAAGTCGTTCGGTGCGCCTGCCGCTCCCGTCGCCTCGGCTGAGGCTCCCAAGCCTGCCGTGCAATCGCAGAAATTCGAGGAGATCGTCGCCGCCAAAGCCTCCGAGCTGAAAGGCGACAAATCTGCCGCGATCTCGTTTGCCATCAAAAATCACGCTGACCTTTACGCCGCTTATCGTGCGCGCGTGCAAGGCGGCGAAATCGTTAAACTCTAATCCTATAACCTAACATGGCTACTTCATTCAACAATACTGGCACGTTCGTGGCTAATGCGGCTATCACCGCTTTCCGCCTCGTGTCCATTTCCGCAAATCGTGGTGTCGGTCTTGCCGCCACCGCTTCGCTTCCTGACGGCGTTGCCGTCATCGACGCCGCCTCTGGCGATCAAGTCACCGTTCAATTCCTCGGTGGTAACACCGTCAAAGCGACCTTGCTCGCTGGCCCCGTGACCGTTGGCGATACGCTTTTCAGCGTCGCTTCCGGCCAAGTCGCCATCACCGGCACGATCACCGTTGGCAAATCGCTGACCACCGCGTCTGACGCCGGTGCAATCGTCGAGATGCTGCCCAAGAACATCTAATCTCAACAATCTACTAAACTAACATGTATACGAATTCTGCTGCAATTTTCCGTGGCGACGTCGCTGGCGTTCTCGAACAAGCTAAGGACTGGGAGTCCGGTTTGATCGGTACGGCTGTGATGCCCGTCCTCAACGTTCCTGTCCGCGCTGGTCAGTATCCGTCTTTCGTTCTGAAAGAAGGCCAACTGCTCAAGTCCGAGGTCAAGAACCGCGCGCCTTACAGCACCTACGCTCGCGGCACCCGCGCTTTCAATCAGGACACCTACACCGCGCTTGAGTACGGTTACGAAGAAGCCGTTGATGATACGGTGACGCTCGACGTCGCTCGTTTCTTCGATGCCGAAGTCATCGCCGCCAAGCTCGCCAAGCGCAAGCTGCTCCTCGCTCACGAACTCCGCGTCGCTGCTCAGATGTTCAACACGAGCAACTTCACCGCCACGAACTCGACGACTGCTTGGAGCACGGCCAATATTGCCACGTTCGATGCTGCTCAGGACGTGCAAGATGCTCTCGACCGTATGCTCGCCAAGGGTGAATCCACGAGCAACGCCAAGGTTGTGATTCCATACCCAGTGTGGACGCGCCTCCGCGCCTCGACGAAATTCCAAAACCGCCTTCGCGGCACCGGTCTTTCGAGCGACACCATCCTCAACGCTTCGACCCAAGCCGCCGCCGAAGTGTTCGGCGTCGCCGAAGTTCTCATCGGTCGCGCGTCCTACGACTCCGCCCCCGAAGGCGTTGCGTTCAGCTCTAGCAACGTCTGGGCGAACACCTACGTCTGGGTTGGTAACGTCACCGAAGCCTCTGCTGGTTTCTTCGGTGGTGGCGCCGGTTTCACGCTCAACTGGTCTGAGTACGGCCCAGCCATCGGCGTCAGCACCTACCGCGACGAGTCGATCAAATCGAACATCGTCCGCGCTTCGCACTACACCGCCGAGAAGGTTGTGAACACGAACGCCGGTCAGCTCATCACGACCCAGTTCTAATCCTGATTCAGTTCAGTTCTAAAGCCTCACGCCTCACCGCGTGGGGCTTTTTGTTTTGACGGTTCGCGCGCCTTCTATTGACCGAAGCAAAACACAACACGACCATGACGATTTCTCTCTGCGTAATTTGTGGCAACGAGGCGCACCATATCGAGGCAATGCTCAACTCGTTCGTCGGACTGATCGACGAACTTTCACTTGTCCGCGCCATTGGCTCAAAGGAACCGGACGACACCGAGCGAATTGCGCGCGGGTGGTGCATCGACAACGGAGTCAATTTCGTTTTTAGCGAGTATCGCAACGGAGTCATGGCGCAGGCTTGGAAGCACGTTGATTCCTTCGCAAAGGCACGCAATCAGGCTTTCGCGTATGCGACAGGCGATTGGCTAGTCTGGGCGGATTGCGACGACGTCTTGGCTGAGGCTGACGATCTCAAGGACAAGCTCGCCGAACTCTCCGAGAACGTGCTGATGGTGCGCTGTCCTTACGACGTGCGCGGCACCGGAAAGAAACTACAACGCGAGCGGTTCATCCGTCGCAGCGCGTTTCAATCTGGGCGTGTCTGGCATCACGACGTACATGAAAACCTGCTGCTCTTGCCCAATGACCGACACGTTGAGTGGGCGGCGCCGGTCTGGAAGCATGAGCCAGCCTGCATAAAACAAGATAACCGCAAGCGTAACCTTGCTATTCTAGGCCGCAGCGTAGGCGAAGCGGCGACCCAGTATTTTTATATTCATCAAGAACACTACTGCGCCGGCAATAAACCAGCCGCCGAACAGTTTGGCCGCATCGCGCTTTCGTTTCCGAACCTCGATGACAGCTTTAGATACGAGGTGCAGTTAAACCTTGCGCGTATCTCAGCCAGTCGGCGCGAGTCCATGCAGTTCGCAATGGGCGCGCACGGCGTGTTTCCGTGGTGCCGCGAAGCAATCGCCTCAATTATCATGCTGGCGTTTGAGAAGAACGACGGCAAGCGCGCGGCGTGGTGGGCGTCTCGGATGCTGACCTTGCCCGAACCGGCGCAGAAAGATCGTCCGTGGACGCACGAATCGAAGTGGTACGGCTGGGCTGGGCATGATCTCGCCGCGCGTGCATATCGCTTGGCTGGCATGGTGGCGGACGCGAACGCGCTCCAACTCGTTTATCACAAGCACACCGAGCCGACTATCCGCATCACGCAAAAGACGCTCGGCAACTCGACGCGATCGGTGTCATTCCGCGACGCTTGGCTCTCGACTGCGGCGCGACCGGAGATCGTCGAGCACTATTTTCAAATCAAGGCCGACGACGCCGAGACGTTAGCGATGGCGAAGCAGTTCCTGCACCACGTCGGCGAGCCTACTGAAACGCCTCGCGCCGTGATTCGCGTGAACGTCGAGGACGGCATGGTTCCGCCTAACAACTGGGACGAACGCGTGCTGACGTGCGGAGAAACCGTGATCGACGCGGAGAACATCGAGCGAATCCTTGGAGCTAAAAAGCCATGATTCCAGAACCCGCTATTGTCGTTTGCACCAAGAACGCGCGTTGCCTCGACGTGATGAGAGCGTCGATCAAAGCCTACGTTCCGCACGGCATCCGCACCTACGTTTCGCACGGACTCGGCCCGACCTTCGGTGAGGCTTACAACGAGGCCGCGCGCATCGCGTTCAAGGAGCATGACCAACTCGTTATCTGTAACGACGACATTGTTTTCACGCCGACGACGTGGACGAAGCTCATGGGAGACGTGAAATTACTTCGTGAGCATTATCCAGACCTCGGCTGGGTTGCGACGCGCTCGGACTACGCGCGCGGCGAACAGAACATCCGCAGCGGACGCGGGCAAATTGACTTCCTGCGGTTCACGTCGGAGCGAAACATTATACAAGCAAGCGTCATCGCGCCAATCTGCGCGTGGATTCACCGCGACGCATGGGTGGATTTTCCTCCGCTCAACTGGTTCTCCGACGACGTGCAATGCCTCGACATGAAGCGACCGCATTTTATCTCGCGCGCCTACGTTCACC